GGGCGCGCGCTGGACGTGTCTGCTGCTGGAGAGGCCGGCGTGGACTGGGCGAACGTCGGAACTCCTGGTTCGACAGTCGCGCTCTCGGCAACGACCGTTGCGACCGTGACGACGACTACGACTGCGACGAACCTGACGACGAACAACGACAAGACCGGCTATGCGCTCTCGGCCGCCAGCGTGACGGCTATATGGGCAGAACTGATGGACGGGACTCGTACCGCTGTGCAGGCGATGCGCGGATTCATGGCGGCGTTGCTCGGCAAGGCAAGCGGCCTGCCGACCGCGCCGAAGTATCGCAACATTGCGGATACGAAGAACGTCATCGACGCGACTACCGACACAGACGGCAACCGCACAGCCGTAACACTGGACCTCACGTAACATGTTCGGACATGGCTACTTTAGTGCTGGCTACTTAGGGTCTGGCTACTTCGGGCCGGCGGCATCGCAGCCACCGATATCTTCTCTCTTTCAACGCACTCTGACAGGAGCCGGACTCTGATGTTAAACCAAGCAGAAATGGCTGAAGTAATCCAGCTCGTCGTTACCGCCCGGCTGCTGGAGACCGGAAAATGGGACGAGGAGATCAAGCGACTTCTCGCCGCCTCTAAGGTTCTCTCTGAGCAGCACGGAATCACTCGGACCCTCGCTGATGCCAAGCAAGTCGAGGCACGAGCGGCAAGAAAACTCTACGACGCAGAGGCGCGGGAGAAGGCCTTGATGGAGGGAGTAGAGAAGGAGAGAGCTGTTCTTCGTGCTAAGGAAGAGCGCTTTGCTGCAGCGCAAGCAGAAGCAGCGAAGGCCTCGACGGAGAAAGGCAAGCAACTGTCGGAGCTAGAGACAGACCTGGCTCGCCGCCGGGACGCCTTGGTCGCCGGAGAAGTAGCCATGACTGCCCGAGTCGCCGCCGCCGCGCGGAAAGAAGCTGCATTTGAAGAACGGGAAGCGGAGCTGCGAGCCGGCGAGAAGGCTCTCGCGGCGAAGGTCTCCAGACTGAAAGCGGCAGTCTCATGATCTCAGGAGAACCTCATGAAGAAGATCGACGAGGCAGTCACCGGCTTAGTGAAGAGGAGCTTGAAGCGGTCGCAAAGCGAGCTGCTGAACTCGTTTGGGGAAACTTTGAACAGACGGTTGGCAAGACCGCGATTCGGCTCTTTCTATGGGTCTGTGGGGCGGTACTTATTGTCGGCCTTGGTTGGCTCGGTCTTTCAGGGAAGATTTCACGATGACAACTCCGACAATTAACACGCCCTACGGCATCATCACTGATGCCTACAGCGACGCTGGGCTGCTGCAAGATGGAGATGACCTCACGCCTGAGCAGCTAGCAAAGGGCCTTCGCCGCTTGCGAGACCTAATCAATCTCTGGCAGACGCAGGGGCTGAAGCTCTGGGTGAATGAAGATATCACGGTGCCTCTAACAGCCGGGACCGCCGTGTATACCTTTGCGCCGTCTGGCTCTGTAGACATGACTAAGCCACTGCGCGTACTGCAAGGATATTACCTATACACCGCAACGAACATTCGCCGGCCTCTGCTCCCGCTCTCTTGGAGCGACTATCTCACGCTCGGGCAGGCTGGAACGCTGGCGGCGAACAGAGGCGCAATCACGCAGTATCTCGTGGACAAGCAGGCTGCTCAGCTCTCGGTGACGTTCTGGCTATGCCCTGACGCTACAGAGACCGCTAACGGCTCTGTCCACCTGCTCATGCAGACACAGATTGCGAACCCGATCAGCCTGACAGAGACAATAGAGTTCCCGGAGGAGTGGCGTATGGCCCTGCACTGGGGGGTCGCCGACGAGCTATCAACAGGCCAACCACAGGCGATTATGGACCGCTGCCAGCAGCGCGCGCAGGCATATCGGCTGGCGCTAGAGGGTTGGGACGTTGAAGATGCCCCAACCCGTTTCGCTGTAGACACTACCCTCGGTGGGCAGGAGAGCAGCTTCACCTAATGCCACAAGCGCAGACTGTAGAACTCCCCAAGCGCCTACCTCTGGTGATCGAGCCAGAGAACCGCGGCAGCTCGACTTCTTTCGACGCGCGGCTGGTCAACGCTTATATGGAGACTCGGAAGCAGAAAGAGGGGGCTGAGTCTTGGATCTACGAGCGGCCGGGATTGGACGAGCATAGCCGCCCGCCAGCAGTTAACGCAGCCGGTCGAGGGATCTTCAACTGGCGAGGGAACATCTATTCGATCTTCGCAGACACGCTGTATAAGGACGGCTCTGCAGTCTCTGGCACGGTAGACACGACTAACGGCGTCTATCGCTTCGACTCCTCTCTGGGCGCGACTCCGAAGCTGCAGCTGGGTAACGGAGTAGAGGCGTATAACTACGACACCGCCGGTGGTCTTGTGAATATCTCAGACGCCGACTTCCCCGCAGCGTTTGTCAAAGGCTGGTCATTCCTAGACGGCACGACCTACGTGATGCTGGTATCTGCAAACATTCAGGGCTCTGACATCAACGATCCTGTGAACTGGGATCCCCTAAACACCATTATCGCACAGATCGAACCTGATCGCGGAGTCGCCCTGAACAAGCAGCTCGTCTACACAATCGCCCTGAAAGAGTGGACGACTGAAATCTTCTACGACGCCGGGAATTCAACAGGCAGCCCACTAGGACGCGTAGAGGGCGCGAAGATCAACTGGGGCAGTGTGTCGACCGACAGCGTGCGAGAGCTGGACGGCCTACTACTGTGGCTAGGTAAGACGAAGAATGGGCCAGCTGAGGTTATTATGCTGGATAACCTGAAAGCAGAGCCCGTATCTACCAAGGCCGTAGAGCGGCTGCTTGCAACCGCTAATTTCTCTACAGAGACAGTGTTCTCTTGGGTGCTAAAGATCGCGGGGCACAGATTCTATATAGTCACCTGCAAGACAGCTAACTTCACTCTAGCCTTCGACGTGGATGAACGGATGTGGAGTCAGTGGACTGATACGAGCGGGAATTACTTGCCCATTGTCGATTCCTGTACTGATGGTCAGCTGCGGAACCTTCTTCAGCACGAGACGAACGGAAGGATCTACATTGCAGACTCCGTTTATGCTGATGATGACGGAGACCTAATTACAGTGGACATCTACACGCCGGACTTCGACGGCGGGACACGCCGGCGGAAGCAGATGAAGGTGCTGAAAATCATCTGCGACCAACAAGCTGGCAGCGAGCTGTTAGTTCGCGTGAATGACCATGACTACAAAGCGACAGCGTGGACGAACTTCCGCAAGATCGACCTGAGCCGAAACGACCCAGCGCTGACAGACTGCGGTACATTTGTGTGTAGGGCATATAACTTCAGGCATCGACTCCCTGTGCGTATGCCACGGATTCAGGCGGTGGACCTTCAACTCGATCTAGGAACGCTCTGATGGCCGACTTCCAGCCGCCGCCGACCTGGGCCAATCCAGTAATCGTGGATAAGCAGACTGGAGAGTCTAAGTTCAACCCTGTCTGGCTGAAGTGGTTTGTCGATCTCGTCGCTGTTATCAATGCCTCTGGTGGTGGGGCTGGAGCTGTTCAGCATAATAGCACAGGCGGCTTGCAGGGGGGGACAGCGAATCAGTACTTCCATCTGACCACAGCGCAGCATACACTGCTAACGACCTCAGCAGTGGGCACTTGGACTCCAGTGCTGAATAACGTGACGAATATCGCTGCGTCTACAGCGTACCAGAGCCAGTATATTCGCCTCGGCGCATCGGTGGCCTTCTCTGGCCGCGTAGACGTTGACCCGACAGGAGTAGGAGCCTGCGCGCTGGGTATCTCGCTGCCGGTGGCCTCAAACTTCGGTGCAGTGGAGGATCTGGCGGGGGCGGGCTTTAGCCCGGCTGTCGCCGGCTTCGGCACGGCGCTCCTCGCAGACGTAGCAAACGATCGCGCGGCTATGCAGTGGGTGGCAACAGACACTGCCAATCGTGCGGTTTACTTTTCTGGACTCTACCAGGTGATCTAACATGCCATCTATAGAATCTGCTTATCCCTCTTACGAATCACCCGCGGCACCACAGTTTTCAAGCTACCTCAATCCACAGGGGATTATTGACGTAGACAAGCTTGAACCCCTCTTGCAAGCCCAGACTGCGTACGGCACGCAGTATGGGGACCGCGGAGTAGAGCCAGTATACGAGCACTTAGCAGGACTAGGCCGTGCTGGCTTCGATTTTGGTCCTGCTATGCAAAGCCCTTCCTGGAATCTGTACAAGGACTACCCAGCCGCGTTCAAGGGGACTAAGTACGATCCTAATAAGATTATCCAGGCACTTCAGGTAATGAACCAAGGTGTCCCAGACGCTGTGCCTTGGTATGACAAGTATTTAGAGACAGCCGCGCTTGCGCTACCTGCTTTTTTCGCAGGAGGCGCGCTGTTAGGGGCAGGAGGGGCTGCTACCGCTGGGCCAGAACTTGCTTGGCTATCTAACGCGCCAGCCGGAAGTGTATTTGCCCAGCCCGCCGCTCTGACAGCAGCCGGTGTTCCAGTAGAGGGCGGCCTGTCTAGTATCGTGCCTGGCTTTGCCGGTGAAGTAGCTACTGGTTCGACTGCAGCTACTCCTTGGCTATCTAATGCTCCTGCAGGAAGTGTGTTTTCCTTTCCAGGAGCTACTCCTGGAATGGAAGCGGCCACGCCTTCCGGCTTTGCCGGTCTGGATGCCGCGGGCATTCCGCTGGACACTAACTTCCTAAGCTCCCTCGCAAATGACCCGACCTCGCTGTCTTCGCCAAGCTTCAGTGAGTTTGGAGCAGCAACGCCAAGAAGCTTCGGGGCTATTACAAGCGGCGCGGGAGGCAGCAGCAGCGCGCTTGGAATGGAAGAGATTCTTAAGCGGCTCAAGCAGATGGGCCTGATTCCTGGCGGCGGCCCGTCGTCTAACGCCTTTAGCCTTGGCTCTGGCCTTTACGGTTTGCTGAAGTCCGACCAGATGAGTAAGCTGGCAGGACAGCTGGCTAATCAACGACCGCCCGTCATGGACCCCTTCGGCTATGGACCACAGCGCAGCCAGTATGCGACGCAGCTAGCCGCACTAATGGCGAACCCAGCGGCGATTGGAAGATATCCGGGGTATCAGGCCGGCATAGACGCTGTAACCCGCAAGATGGCCTCGCAGGGCTATCTTGGTTCTGGCAACATGATGGCTGCGCTGCAGAAGTATGGCGGGGACTTCTTCAACCAAGAGTCAAATAGGCTGGCGCAGTTAGCAGGAGCGCAGTTCGCTCCGTCCTTCGGTCCTTCTACAGCCGGGCCGCAGCTAAGCGGGCAGATCGCCGCTAACGATCTAGCCAGCCGTGCGTTGGCTTCCCTTGGCTATGGATTCAGGGGCTTAGAGGCGCGCTGAAATGCCCAGCGAAATGTTCGGCGGCCCGATCGGAACGCGGGCCTGGGAGCAAGACTACCGGGCGGCGATAGGCGCTGGGAAGACGCTCGGCGAGATCGCTATGCAGCCACTGGAAAGCGAGAGGATACAGCAGCAAACGCGGCTGTACGGAGCGCAGGCTGATAAGGCGGTTCAAGAGGTAGAAGCAGAACGGCGCATGGCTGCGCTTCTAGCCTCAGGCGTCCCTACTCCACAGGGCGGCTCTGTTGCTGATCAGCTGGATACGCTATCACAGGCGGCGCTGGGAGAAGGGCTGATCACGAAAGGAACAGCGCTTGCGAAAGACGCTGCACTAGTCAGAAGTCGTGAGGCGACTACACGCTCCGCAGCTGCAACGCAGCGTCTTAATCAGCTAAAAGCGATCAGGGAACAGACAGTGACCGTTGGACAGTTCTTTGGTGACCCACGCATAAAGAGCGAGGATGACTGGCAGCAAGCACAAGCGCGTTATGCGATGCAGGGAGGTGGCGCTCCGTTCGCTGGCGTACCGTACAGCCCTCAGCTGGTAAAAGGGATCGCGCGCGATGCGCTCAGCACGAAGGAGGAGATAGATTCGGAGGAGAAGAGACTAACGCGGGGAGAGACGCAGAACTATCGCAGAGACCTGTTAGACCAGCGCAGGCGGTCAAACGATATCAGGGGATTTCTAGCCGACGTTGCGGAGAGACGCGAGAAGCGCTTGGAGAAGAGCGGAGGCGGGCGCGGAGTCTCTTCACCACGAGACGCTGATATAGAGCAGGTGAAGCGACTAATCAAGAAGGATTTTCCAGGGTTTAAGGACAGCGCTGCAGAGCTAGGAGAAGCGGCCTTCGCAGTCGCTTCCGAGGCCCGCGCGCTGATGCGGAGTAACTCGGCGCTTAATCCGGCTATGGCAATTCAGCAAGCGTACTCAGCGGCTGTACAGGCAGGGGATCTGCGAGAAGTTCCTAGGCGCTTTCTTGGGTCTATTCCTCGCTACGTCGGTCGCGGCAAGACCGCAGCGACCGCTCTGCCGATTCCTGACGGGGCTAAGCCAGAGGACCTTGAGAAGGACAAGTACTATATCACTGGGCGCGGCCGGCTGCGCTGGACTGGAAAGGGATTTGAAGTCTCCGGGCGCATGTTATCCGGCGGTAATGGGCGCCCGAATGAGGACGAAGAAGATGAGGATGAGGAAGACTGATGGCTGAAATCAGCTTCGAAGAAGCCGTGGGCGGAGGGCCAGCGAAGGTCTCCTCCTCCTCCCTTCCTTCAAGGGCCTTCCAACCCACGGCGATCAGCTTTGAAGAGGCGATGGGAATACCTCCGCTGAAGTCTCCGGTCCCTGGCTTTAAGGAGCCCTCGCCGCTTGGCTTCGCGTTAGAGGGTCTCAAAGCTATGGGCGGGGAGACCGCAGCCCTGGCTGATCTCGTGCTGGCCCTGCCGGGGTTTCTGACCGGCGTCGGCGCGCAGCTGGGCGGGACTGTACAGGCGGCTGCTCGAGGCGTGCCTCTGATAGCTGATCCGCGCCAGCTGAACTCTCTCACCGCCTACGGCGTTGGCCGGGCGGCTGGGGAGGAGTTTGGCGGTACCGCTATGCAGGCGACCTCGAGAATCAACCCGCTGCGGAAGCTGATGGAATTCGTCGGGGCGGAAGATGCGATTGAACAGTCGGCGACTACTAAGGGTCTAGAGAAACTCACGTCGCTCCTAGACCGCGCTGGGCGATGGGCGGAGAATGCAACTGGCGGTCGTGTTGCGCGCGATGCTGTTCCGATGTTTGCGGAGACGCTGCTAGCTAGCACTATTGGCCTTGGGGCGAAGAGGCCAGGGCCAATCCCTGAGCACGTGCAGAAGGCGATGCGGAAGCAGCAGGAGAAGATGCGCGCGGAGGCAGAGGCTGAGCTAGCTGCTGAGCCGACGCCGCTGGAGCAGGCAGCGCAGACGCCCGTGCATCAGCAGATCAATGAGATGCTGGGCATTCGGCCGCCGACGGAGCAGGCAAGGGTTACGCGCCAGCGCCGACTGGACGCCCAGGCCGCGTTTGCAGAGCGAGGCAAGCCGCGAGAGCTGCTGCCAGAAGAGCAATCTGCGCTGGACGTGGCAGAGGCGAGAGGGACTCGTACCTACGAGACGGCGGGGGAACAGCTCTTCACTGCTGAAGAGCGACTGGCGAGGGAGGAGAGCTATAGGGGCTCGCTGCCAAGGGAGGAAGCCGCTGCGTATGAAGTAGGTAGCTACCGGCCGCCAAAGCGGATCGACCAAGCCGAGGTGCTCCGCGTCCTGAAGAAGCCCGGCTTTGAACGGACGGCAGGTGATCTGGTCGTCCTGCGCGCGGCGCGGCAGGAAGGCAAGGCCATGCCCGAGGCGCTGATGCTGCTCGGGGCGGCTGGGATAGGGGCGACGGCGGGGGGGCTGCTGGACGATGATGCGCTGCGAGGAGCGGTGCTAGGAGGGGCGGCTGCGGCTGCTCCGCTAGCGATGATGAGCGGGCTGAGAGCGGGAGGAGTACCGCGCGCGTTCAGGGAAGCCGGGGCGGTAAAGGGACCAGGAGGAATGTGGCACCCGGAGGCGGTGGAGAGGCTTACGGCTCCTCTGGAGCGACGGCTTCGCGCTAACCTTCCGGCTGATAAAGAGTTCGAGCAAGGGCCACGTGGTCCCCGCAGCGAAGCCGGCTTCATCGACCAGCGCCTCGTCGTTGGCCTCAGCACAATTGGCCTCGGTGGTCTAATCGGCTCTCTCTGGGCTGACGATCCTGTAAATGGGGCTGTACTCGGGACACTTGCTGGCGGAGCACTTGGCTTCGGTACCCGCGGCTACCTGAAAGATGCTGTTGGTACACTAGATAATGCTTTCGGCATGGTCTCTACACGGCTCAAAAACGCTTCGCCTGCTCTGCATCAGCGCTTGCTGACTCATGAACAGCAGGTGCTCGAACAAACCCATCTTCAGCTCAACCGTACAGTCAAGTGGATGGAGGCCGCGACCAACCTACCGAAGGCTACGCGCACTGCTCTTGATACTGCTATCTTCATGAAGGATTCTGGCGCGATTGCCGAGATCAATAAAGGCAACCACGCGCTAGTAAACGGCTGGCGCGAGACTAGAAATACGCTAGTGGAGCTGGGCAAAAAGGCCCAAGCCCTCGGCCGATTCAAGGAAATGCTCGACGAATACTTCCCGCAGCGGGTCAAGGACTTTCGCGGGCTGAAGAAGGCACTGGACCAGCCAGTACGAGAGCGGATTGAAAAGCTGATCGAGGCGGCTGAGCAGAGGGCGCTGGCGCGCGGAGCAGCTCTGTCAGAAGTCGAGCGCGACTCGATTATCAATAGGGAGCTGCGTTCGCAGTTCCGCCCTGCGCAGTACCGCCCTGGCTATGCCAAGCCACGGAGCATTGAGCAGGTGGTAGAGACGATCAGGCCCTTCTACCACACGCCGCAAGAAGCTCTAGTAATCACCATCCGCGAGATCGTGAAGGATCTAGAGATGGCTAAGCTCTTCGGCCGCGATCTTGTGCAGAGAGTAGAAGAGGGACGGACCTATACTGACGTAGGGGCCTCCGTTGGAAATATTCTTGGCCGCGAACCAGCAGCCGGGCAGCTGAAGCCGGAGAAGTTCACTGAAGTCCAACAGATCCTCCTCTCTCGATTCGGGCCTGGCGAACGATCGCCGGCGAAGATTACGCAGGACTTGCAGAATCTCGGCTATGCAGGGCTACTCGGGGATATCCCCTCTGCGCTCGTGCAAATCGGCGATACACTTCTGTCCATTCCAGCTCACGGAGTACGCTCTACGATTATCGCTATGGGCAGGAAGCTGTCTGGGAACGCTCGGATCACAGCTAAGGATCTGTATCTTATGGATCATATCGCTGAAGATCTGGCGTTCGGCTCAACGCAGGTCGGGGCGAGCCGAACGAGACAGCGACTGGCGACTGCAGGCGGAGCAGCTGTTGGTGCAACAGCTGGAGCACTGCTTCAGGACGACATCAAAGGCGCGCTACCGGGAGCCGCCGCCGGCGCTTTCGTCGGCTACGCGAGTGTGGTAGGAACAGCAGCTGCGCTCAACAAGGTGCTCAAGCAAGGCGTATTCACACCGATTGATCGCTTTGGTAAGGATATTCAGCTCGGAGCCGCCCACCATAAGCTCTCGCGCTGGGCGCAGACGGAAAAAGGAATGAAGCGGTTGCGGGAGGAATACGGAGAGGCTTTCGGCGAGGAGTTTCAGCAGCTAGCAGCTGATCTCAGAACTAGCCGAATGACCCCGAACGTCCGCTCAGTTCTGTTCGCAGAACTCTCCCGGACCCAGCCGATTAGCAAGCTTGAAGCGCCGCTGCTCTTGCTACAGCACCCCAACGCCCGCCCAGCCTGGATGCTGAAACGGTTCATGCTCAAGCAAGCAGACTTTATCCGCCGCGAAGCCTACGATAAGATCAAGACCGGCGAGCCGCGGAAGATTGCAGCGGGGCTGAGGAACTTGATGGAATTTGTGGCTGTTCTGGGGCTCGGCGGGGCGACTAGTCAGCTGCTGCAGAATTTTATCCTCGGCCGCGACGTTGGCGAGCTGGGGAAGATGGATGTGCTGGAGAACGCGCTGAAGACCTTCGGCCTGTCGCAGTATGTACTGAACAAGATGACTCAGGGAGGTAAAGGGCCGTTTGAGGCTGTTGGTGGTGCACTGCTGCCGCCTTGGATGATTATGGACAAGATCATCACCGCAGACCCGGCGGCTGTCCAGTATATCCCTGTTGTTGGCCAGATCTACTACAACTGGGAGCTCGGCGGTCGGGAGAAGGCGGAGCTGGCTGAGGGCGCACGGGCGAAGAGAGAGGGGCGGGACGTAGAGCTGAGCGAGCGGGCGAAAGAATACAGGCGCGAGCGCCGCCGACGCGCTCGAGAACTAAGGGAGATACAATGACAACTGGCCGCGCGGATTACCTCGAGCTCGGTGATTGGAATGCAGTTTGCTACGAGTGCGGACGGAAGCGAAAGGCCGGCCAGATGGTCCGGCACTGGCAGGGATTCTACGTCTGCCCTGAGCACGTTAACAGTAAGCGGCAGCCACAGGACTTCGTACGGGGAGTACAGGATAAGCAAGCACCCCCTTGGACCCAGCCACCGCCAGAAGCTACCTTCGTGCTGTACTGTACCCCTAACGGACGAACAGCTATTACCGACTTCGCTATAGCCGAGTGTGCAATAGCTGAGTTCATTGATCCTGCCTTCGATCCAAACGGAGACTAAGCGTGGCTGACACTACATTCGTAGCGGTAACTACTAAGATACTGGCTGCCTGGCTGAACGCAGTTAATAACTGGGTTTACCGTGGAGCTAGACCGACCTTCGGTACGACCACGGGCGCAGCGAACGTCTACGTGCTAACGCTGCCAGCAACGAGCCTCTACACCGCAGTAGCGGAAGGAGACACGTTCATTTTCACAGCGCATCAGAGCAATCCTGGGGCAGCTACTTTCTCTGTCGTAGGGGGCGTGACGATTACGGCTGCAGCGATTCAACTGAACGGCGCGGCTCTCGCGGGGAATGAGATCAGGTCAGGAGGAGTCTATCAGGTTACTCGTGTAGGAGCAGTCTGGCAGATAGTAGGGATGCTGCAGAGCCCGCTGCCGGTTTCGCTGGGAGGAACAGGGGCGACCACGGCGGCTGCTGCTCGAACAGCGCTCGACGTGCCGAGTAACGCAGAAGCAATTCTTGACACGATCATCGACGCCGCAGGAGACCTGATCGTCGGCACGGCTGCGGATACGGTGGGGCGGCTTCCAGCGTCGTCTACAGTTGCAGCGCACGCCACAACCTGCGACATATGGAATTCGCGCGAGACGATTCTTTCCGGCAGCGCGGTCACGTTCACCGACATTGTTGACGCGGATTACGTCGGCCAAGTCGCATGGGTGAAGATGAACGCGGCGCACATCTGGACGCAGGGCGCGGTGTTCACGGTGCAGGGAGGTGCGACCTACACGACTGCGGCTGATGACTGGCTGCGTATCGAAGCGATCACCGTATCCACGTTCAGCGTGACGATCTTTCCGGTGAGTGGGCAATCAGTCGGCTACAAACTAGCCACCGAGCAGGCATCGACCTCCGGCACCACGATTGACTTCACTGGTATACCAGCAGGGACAAAACAGATTACTGTCTCATTCGTTGGAGT